GTATATACTTTATTATAATTAAATCTATAAAAATAATCTCTTGGATAATACTCACCTAATTCACTATATAAAATTCCGTAATTATAATAATCAGGGTCACTTGTTGCGCCAGTGACAGCAATTGATGGGTAACCATTCCAATCCGTTCCAAAATAATATGATCTGTCATCAGTAGTTTCGGAGTTAATTGTACCGCCAGTATGATACTCTCTAATATTTGGAATTAAGAAATCGGCATTTGCTCTAGCTCTACTCAAATCATTATCGTTCATATTAATTCTGAAACGATAACATGCTGATGTTGGTATCCCTTTATTTGGGTCATTTGTTATTTCATTTTCGCCAAACTCATTTGTGTAAACATAATCCATATTCATTTCAATTGGAAAAACAAAACTACCGTCATCCGGTATATCTTCATTTAAATCAATTGTTTCTAATATTGGTCTATTGTTTATATCTTTTTGTGATGTGAATCTGATTGCCTCAATCTGACCTGACTTAGCGGTCAAACCACACTTTCTTCCCATTTTCTTACTTGGTCTACAGTTTTTATTAACTGCACTCATTCCTTGGTCACCATATATTCCACCAATGATTGTAGCCGTTGGTTGGATTCTAACTCCTTTATCTGATAATTCAAAATCAGTTCTAGTTAATCCAATTTGGCAAAAATCTTCATTTCCCCAAAATGGATATACTTCAATTTGTTTATCAAATGATACAATTTGTGGTAATGAGTTTAAATCTTGGGAAGATTTAAACATGTACTTATTTTTAAACTTATCTACCCCATCTCCTTGTCTAATAAAGTCATATGGTCTTAATGAGAAACATCCAATATCGGATAAATCCACGTCGACATGAATTGTTTGACTTCCTAATGGAACTCCCCAAATCATAAAGTCACCCGAACTATTTGTTTTAACTGTAAAATTGTAATAAGATTCATAGACTTCCAAATATTCCTCTCTTGTTAGAATATCTTCTTGGTCGGGAAATGTACCTGTTGGTGTATGACCTGGGTGTTGTTGTCTTGCTGGTAATAGGTTATAACGAAAATTGTTATCATCCTTATCAGTTATTTCTGTATATGGATATAAAGCGGATATAACAGGGTCATTCGCATGTTTCTCTAATTGGGGTATAAATAAGGACACTCTAGCATTAGGGACACCTAAACCATTGTTAACTGAAATTCTACCACAAACAACACCATAATCACAACATAACGCTGTATACGCGTCTTGTTGAGTAAATCTTAATGATAAAATTTCTAATAAATCATAATCTTGTTTTAGTTCGACATTAACAAGTTGATCTTTACCTATGTTTGTTGAAATCCTATGCTTTTGTATCATTCTAATTATAAATAGAAAAAAGGTAATTTTCTTCTCCTATTATACACAAAAAACATTTTAATATGTAGTGGTCCCTAAAGATTTAGTACGTACCCTAATGTCTACATTTGGGAATCTTACTTGAAAAATTTGATTAGATTTCATGAAAATAGTCATATCGGATTGTGCGATTTCTTTGGTGGTACTATCAACATAATCCATTGATACCTCAGATGAGGAATATTGTCCTCCAATTTTATTAAATACTCTAACGTCGATTACGTTAACAACTCCTGAAATTTGACCTATTTGTCTCATTAAATCTCCCACAAACAATGGGTCTCCCATTTTTCTTTTTTCAATCATAAAGAAATTGGTTGCACCGCTAATTACGGATTTAACAATATCTGTAGCAATTTCATTTTTATCAACCATTAAATCAATTTCTAATGAAAGGTCAATAACCTCACCACTTGCAATTTCGATATAATCGTTAATCATTCTATATTCCGAAAGATATTCTATGATATTACTTTTTAATGTGTTAGAAACAATATCGGATAAATTTCCAGTATCATCGTATGATAATATCTTGATTTTCACTTTGTTATCTTCTTCCAACACGTTAACCTTAGCTGGTGCTCCAAATGTTGAAGGCATCATCTCAATTAAAGATTTATAATCATTTAATGTAACTGCTCTATCTTGTGCTGAAAAGTTATAAGAAATCATGTTTCTTAATTCTTCAATTGTTGGTTGATCGGAACCACCAACCGCCGGTGTTATATTTGTAACTCTTAATGATTGAATAACTTGATTATTTTTACTTGAAATCGGTCCATTAACATCCATTTCAACGTCATCGATACTTGTTATAACATTAACTCCTAAATTTGAATCTTTTCCACCTCCAACACGGTATTTCACAAATAATGTTGTTCCTGGTTTTGGTATTGATCCTAATGATATGTTATTTAAATGACTAGCTAAATTAACTTTTAGTGTATCCGTCATGTAACTATCTAAGTTATCTAACGGGTCAACATTTCCTGAACCAAATGTTAAAGAAAAATAACCTTCAGGTGTGAATTCTGTAAAAAACTTATTTGTTACAGATTTATAAACTCCCGATTTAAAATTGTTCTTGTCTGAAATTGCTGTAGGATCTGGTGCAAAAACCTTATCTTCAATAAGACTTTTAACCTCGTACCATTTATTTGTTAAATCACTAAATTCACTTGAGGTTGGGTTAGCTCCAAATGTTGTACCTTCTTTATGTATAATACTTGTTATACCTAAAATATTTTGTTCAGGTAAAAATAATTTTAAGAATGGTTTTTGATCTAAAGAAGTTATAACTCTTCTATAGATTCTTGTTGCACCGTTCACAACTGCCTCTCTCTTGGTTATTGTATATGAAATTAATGTGTTGTTTGCATTAAAATTTGGTATTTTCAATCTATTTGGTTCTCCTTTACTATTGAATGGGTATGAAAAATCAACGTCTTCTACAGTTTCAAATACTTGACCTCCTCCTGAAATTTGAGTTCCAGCCCTCATAATACCCAAATATCTTTCATCCTCTTTATCACCTCTTGCATCCACATTTATAGAGAAGTCACATAACGCAACCGAAGGTCTATTACCAGGTATTTTAATACCATACGTTTTTGCAATATGAAACAATGATTGTCTTTGTTGAGCAAAATCCAACGTAGTTTCTTGCCAAACTCTATCGATATGGAAATGTAGGTTATCTGCAACCGCAGCATTTAAATCTAATAACACTGAAAATATTGAAGCGTCATTAGTGTTCTTCACTAAGTCAGGATAATATTGTGTAGTTAAATTAACTAACTCTTCTCTTAAACCCGCAAAATCTCTAGTTGCGTATGATATTTTTTTACTCATCTTAAATGTTTAGTATTATAAAATCCGAAGTCGCAAACGCTCCGTTATTTACTGTGTATTCAATTTTTACAACCGCAGTATGTGCTTTACTTGATTGGTCTGAAACTCTAAATAATCTTTCATCCTCATCCTCATTAAATGTTCTCACTTGATCGGGGTCATCTTCTGCGGACATAATGTTTATTGTTGTTAATTCTAAATTTGGTATGTACTTTTTAACCACTTCACGAATCTCACTTTCAATTAAACCAAATGTAACATTATCGTTTTGGTCGAATATAAATTGATATAATCTTGTACCAAAATCAGGTAAAAAATACCTACTACCTCTCTTAGTTAATAATAGGTGTATTAAATCCGCTCTAATCTCCCTTTCAGGATTACTAGTCAATTTTAAAAACTTACCCTCTAAACTATCCCTGAATGGGAAATCTATTCCATACGTAGCTGCCATATTCAATAAATATAAACAAACAGAAAATGGTTATGTATCCTCTTTTAATTTTGAGTTCCCTTTTATGATATGAGGTGGGTCATATGGGCAATTTGAGCATTGGTTGGAACAACAATACCCTCTTTTCTGTAAAAACAAAGAAGTCAGGACCATAAGCCCCGACTTCTCATCTATGTAATAATCTACCCCTTCTATCATTAATTAATTCTTGTTATATCGCAAGAACCATCAGTTCCACTACAGGCTTGAGCTGCAAAGTCACTAATATCTTTATATTGAGGTTTATTTAAGATTTCACCGAAATTAACTTCTTTGAATTGACGGGTAACGGTTTCCCACTTATAAAATAAATGAACGTCTTTTAAACAATAAACCATTTTCTTCATATCATTCTTAAAGTAATTTTTAGCAAATTTCTTCGCTCTTGATAACCAATATTCTTTTAATAGAACTTGTTCTCTTGTTCCTGTTAAAGTTATAC